TCCGTGAACACGCAGAATACAACATGAACGGTGCTTATCAAGCAGGTTCAGTATTAAACAACTTGGCTATTCACGCACGTGACTCAGTGCCAGTTATGGGTATTCCTGTTTCTAGCGCAAGCAGTGCTGATCCAGATAGCCGTCAAGTTTCTATCGTTACTGTATGGAACAAGTATGATATCGATGGTGATGGTGAACTAGAACTAGTAGAATTGATTTACAGTGGTTCATACATCATTTCAGCAAAGGAAGTTGAATTTATTCCTGTTGCTAACATGTGTCCAAAGCCACTACCAGGCAACTTCTATGGCATGAGTATTGCTGAATCAGTAATTCCAATGCAAGAATACAATACATCAGCGGCTCGTGCTGAAATTCAATTGGGTCTATTAACTGCTACACCACGATTAGGTGTCAAACCAGACAGACTAGACTTTGAGATGTTACAAGATGGTGAAGCCGCCATCTTTATCTTAGACAGTAAATTTGACCCAGCTAAAGATATCTACCAAGTGCCACCTCCAAGCGGAAACTTACAATTCTTGGAAGTTGCGATGAATCGTATTCAACAAGACACGATGGCCATGGTAGGTATGACTACACCACAAGATGTATTCAATCCAGATGTCATGGCTCCTGGTAATAGTGGCGTCAAGTTGCAATTAGCATTAAGTCCTAACCAAATCATTCAAGATAACACAGTTCGCAATGCCGCTGAAGGTCTAAAAGAAGCTATTTGGTTAGTATGGCGTACTCTAATTCAGTACGGCGATGACTATGGCGTTAAGAAGTTAGCACAACGTTATCACCCAGATAACACACCAGAATTCCTAGACTATAAAGCATGGGACGACATGAACTTCTGTGATAGAAAACAAGTTCACTTGGAATTAGCTTTAGGTATGATGAGTGAAGAAAACGCATTGGGTCGTTTGCAAATCATTCAGAAATGCCAAACTGACTTGTATGCGGCAACACAAGGTATGGTTGCTCAAGGTACTCTTACTAAAGAAATCTATCAAAAGATTAAGAAACCATTTGCCGATACATTGTATGTTCTTGGCGTAAAAGATTGCGATGTGTACTTGCCAAGTGATGCAGAAGTTCTACAAATGATTGAACAAGGCAAGGCCGCAATGAAGGCTAAAGAACCTACACCAGTCGAGAAGAAAGATTTGTCTACTGCTCAATTGAATGAAATCAAAGGTCAACAAATCATGGCTCAAATGACAGGTCAAGACCCAGATACTCAATTAAATTACATGAGTATCGCTATGGGCAAAGATCAGGATTATGGTCATTAATAAAGTATAAATACTTTCATAGAATAGAAAAGAATTATGATTAGCGAAGATACAGTAGAATTTTACAATAACAGATTAACAGTTGATTTCAATAATATTAAGAAACTAACCCCTGCCCAACAGGACAGGGTTAGACATTATGGAAGTCAAGCAGAGAATTTATTGAAGAACAAGGATTTAGCCATGTTCATTCACCATTATAAGTTTGAAGTAGCTGACCAGCTAGCTAGTATTAGAGGTCATACTCCAGACGAAAATGCCCAACGAGTTGCGTTGTGTAACGAACTTACAGGCATTGATAGTTTCATAACTACTCTGAAAAGAGCAGTATATTTGAAAAGCAAACTTGGTAACACTAACGTGCCCGAGTAAACATAGAAAGAAAATTAAATGACAAACGAAATCAGCCCTAACAGTCAACCGACTGCGGCCACTGAATCAAATGCAGTTACAAGCGATGCATCAATTGCCGCTAAAATGGCCGCTATGCGTGAACACACACAGCGTAACCTAATTAGTAAGCAAGCAGAGCAATCTGCAACAGGTCAAGATGAGACGGCAGAATCATCGAGCCCTGTGGCGCCAGACAATGAAGTGCCAGAAGTTGTTGATAGTATTGAACCGGAAGAGTTAAGCGACATTCAAGAACCTGAAGCCCCTGCAGAGGTAAGCGACAATAGTAATGAATCTACAGCAGAAGAACTGATTGACTTTTTAGAATTTGCAGAAACTAACCCGAACGCTAAGTTCAAGTTTATGCGTAATGGCAAAGAAGTCGTCATCGATGCTAAGAAAGCCGCGGCTATTTTAGGACAAGGATCAGCAATACACGAAGAAGCAAGAGAACTCAAAATTCAGAAAGCTGAGTTTGATGAATACTTGAATGAAACTCGTGCTCGCCAAGAAGGTTTAACTTTAGCAATGGAGTTTACCGTAGAACCAAAGTTGCGTAATGCATATGATGAAATTGTGAAAACACAAAATTATCAAACAACATTCCAGCAACAATTGGCACAGACCAATGACCCTGCTATTAGAGCAAGGATCGAAGCTAGTATGGCACAGAATGAACAATACATTTTACAGCAACAACAGGTTATTAGCCAGTTGAAACCAGCTGTAGATGAGTTCAGACAAGTCAGAGCGCAACAAGTCAGTGAACGGTTAACACAAGCTCGTAAGAGTTTCCAGGATAAAGAGTTGAAGAACGAATACGTCTATAATGAGATTCGTGATAAAGTTGCAAAATTATGGCCTCAAGCCAAACAAGAACTTATCCCTGGAGTCCAAAATATAGATTTGATTTCGTCTGATGAAAATTTACTTTCATTAGTACGTGATGGTCTTCGTTACAGAGACAAACCTCAGGTGAAATCAGCGGGTTCAAGCATGGCTGTGTTAACACAACGCCGTGGAAGTACAAATCAAAACAGAGGTCAGAATGATGACATTTCTAAACTTCGTGAACAAGCCAAGAGCGGTGATAAAAAAGCCGCAGACAACTTACTGATGGCTCGTTTGAAGCAAATCAGAAGTGGTAGATAAAAAATAGCCTAATTACATTTCAAGGAGAATAAAATGGCAGAAATTACAACCAGTCAAATTGGTAACGGTACAACAGCTTATGGTTCAGATATCGTTGTCAAAGACCTAGACCTAGATGTGTCTAACCGTGTTAAAGACGATACGCCTGTTCTAAACATGGCAATGTCTAAAAAGCGTAAAGTTAACTCTACACTACCATTGTGGACAGATGACATTTATCGCACGCCTGCAGTTCAGGCACAAGTTGAAGGTGCTACAGTTGCAACTTCACAAGCTGAGTCTAACAGCCGTTACAACTTAGGTAACTACACTCAGATTTTCAGTACTGTTATCGCTTCTAGCGGTACCGCACGTGCTGTTATGCAAGCTGGTGGTGACCCACAAGCATACCAAGAAGTCAAGCAATTGATTGAATTGATGTTCGACGTTGAACTTCAATTGGTTCGTGCTGACCAAATCGGTACAAAGTATGCTGGTCAATCTGGCTCTGCATCTGGTTTGCCATCTGGCCAAACTGGTCGTCGTATGGGTTCTTTGGCATCTTTCGCTGGTACTCTATCTTTCAACACTACTTCAGGTACTCTAAGTGGTTTGGATTCTAGCGTTAACAACGAAGACACCGACAGTGCTTCTACAGCTACTAACGCATTGCGTATCTACGCTAACGGTTCTAGCTTCTACACTGGTACATTCACTAACCAGTACTTCTCACCTGCTCTATACAAGCAGTTGGTAACTGTTGCTGAACAGCGTTACAACGCTAAGATCCGTACTGTTGTTGCTCCAACATCACTACGTACATCATTGTCTGATAACATGCCACAATCACGTGGTATCAACCGTGTTGATTCAGCACGTGGTGACACTATCAGCACATACGAAGGCGACTTCAACTACACATACGAAATCTATGATTCTTGGATCATGGATCAAGTATCTCCAAACAGCATCTACTTCTTGAACGAAGATGTTGTTCAGTGGGGTGCGTTGCGTGACCTAGGTCCTAACAACGAAGTGTTCTCAAATGCCGACGCATCATTAGACCAGTTCATCATGGAAGGTACATTGATTGTACGTAACCCAGCTGGTGTCGGTATGTTGAACAACATCACTGCAGGTACAACTGCTCAAGCTAGCTTGCCAGGCCCACGTCCTGCGGCACTAGTAAGCCGTGTAAACTACGGTGCTGGTGACGTTACTCCTTAATTCTTAATTTAAGGGTAAAATAGCAACAGGGTCTTCGGACCCTGTTTTCGTTCTTAAGCTCGTTTTTTAAAATACTAAATACATACTATGAATGATATTAACCAACCAGAATACTTAGACGACAACGATCCCAAGAAGAACTATGATTTTTACAGACAAGACCATGGCGGTATGGTCACTGAAGAATCAGGTTTGGCAGATAGATTGTTGCAAAACAATGACTTGTATAGAAGCATGAAAGGCGATTGGAAACGAACCGAAGCCAGTAAAAGCAAAAACATCATCACCACCACTGGTCGTGAAGATGGCAAGTTCTACATTAAACGTGAACAATTAAACATCAAACGAATACTCGAAGACGTAAAAAATTATCGTCATGCGGCAGAATTAGGAATTCCTGACCCAATGGCGCCATTAATGCCTGATGGTACATTAGGTTTCAAATGGATGGAATTGCCTAAAGTCATAAGTATTCGTATTAGTGACCAATATTTTGGTGGTATGCCTTGGGACGCTATCAAACATGACAGAACATTAAAAGCACAATTCTATCGAGTAGTAGAAACCGAATATCCTCAGTACGTGTGCTATCCAGGTGGTAAATTACCAATACCTGTACAAGTGCCATATCCAACAAAGAGTGGCGAAAAGAAATACTTTCAGGGACATTAAAATATGTTTACAATTCCAACAGCAGACGACTTAGTTACATTCGTTAAAGATTTCACTGGCTCAACAAATGATGCCGAAATTAAGAAATGTATCTTCATGGCAGAAATGTCAATGCGTAACATTGAGTTACCAGCATTACGTTGCGATCCATACAGTCCAGAGAATATAGGTATAGCTGACAGCCAAGGTCGTATACCAATTCCAGGTGACATGAACAAACCTATCTTGTTCTTTAAACAAGGACAACAATATATTACTACTGCCTCAGCAACAGGCAATAGTGGCGAAAATACAATTATATTAACTAGTCAGCCAGGTCAAGTACTAACAGTTGGCATGTTAGTTACTGGCACAGGTATTGCAATTGGCGCAACTATCACTGCTACAGGTGGCGGTGGCACTGGCGATACAGTTACGTTGAGTGGTAATAACACAGGCACAGTTAGTGGTGATTTAATGTTTACGACTCCAGCGGCTGGTAGTCAAAGTAGTCAAACCGGTCCATGGATTGTTTATGACCGTGTTGGTGACAGAGACATTATTACACAAGGTATGATTGCTCAATTATATCTACAACCTGTAAACGTACCAGCAGTTATTCGTGGTAAGTTCAGTGAAGTCGGTCAGCATTATGAGTTCTTGCCATATATTGCCGAAGGCGACTTGATTAACATGTACTACTACAAAGCATGGCCTTTGTTATTCAGTCCAGCAGACGACCAATTGTTAGATGCAAGTGCTACAGTTTCTAGTAGCACAGGCACAACTGCCACTCTAACAGTTAATGATTCAAGCTCAGTAAGTGTCGGTGACACATTGATTAGTACAGCAGGTACTGGTGACTTTGGCACTAACAACACAGTTACAGTTACAGCAGTTCCTACAAGTACAACTATCACAATCAGTGGCACTGGTATCAGCAACGGTACCGTGACTGATGTTTACATTACAAACATTACAGTTCAAAATAATGCAGTGTTGCAAACATGGCCAGAAGGTTATGTGTATGCAACATTACGTGAATATTACATCAAGCGTCACAATAGCGATGATGCGGCAGTATATGCACAGAAGTTTGACAATGCTTGGAACGTTGTAGAAGATCAAAATAACTTAGGTAAATGGAGTGGTGGACATACTCGTATGAGTTCAATTTGGCAACCAAGACAATATCGCCAATACAACATTAAGTAAGGACTAGCTGATGAGTTCATCAAGTTTATATGGATCAACTGGTAATGTTACAGTTTCTTCTAAAAACATCACAACATTATATAATGCAACTGCTAGTAACGTAGTTACGGCTAATGTACCTGACCGTAACTTTACAACTCTGTACGGTACTACAACTGCGGAAATTCTACCAACACGTGGTTACGGAAACGCAAACGTTGAACGATTTTTAAATGCTGGTACCGATGGTGCTAACACCGTTCAAAACATCAACATGAGTGGTACACTTTATGTTGGTGGTAATAGCTATTTGGGTAACGTTGGCAATATTCACATTGATGGCGGCACATACAACTACGTACTTACAACTGACGGTACTGGCAATTTAAGTTGGACTGAGCAAGCAGGTGCCGGTGGAGGCAATGCCACTGCATACATTCACTTTGATGTTACGTCAACAGGCAATAATCAAACTTTCACTGATGGCAATTTAGCTGTTTATAACACTGCGTATGACATGAACTTGTTCAAGAACGGTGTTAACATTGAACCGTTCTATTATGAAAAGACTGCGAACGATACTGTTCAAGTAAACATTCTGTTAAATGACGGTGATACAATTGACATTTTAGCAAGTTCTACTGGTGGTGGCAGTGAAGCCGCAGGCAATAACTTTGATGTGCAGTTTAATGGCGGTGGCATATTAAGTGGCACTGACGGATTTAAATTCAATCCAATTTCAAACGTAGCTACTGTTAACGGTCAGATTAGTACTCAAACTGCTGAGTTCATTAACTCAAGTAACGTAGCCACTCAAAGTGTTTTAATACAAGCATATCAAGATAGCTCAGGTGGTGTTCGTCCAGCAATACGTTCATTAGCATATGGTAACAATTATAGTAATCCAACTATTGTTGATGATAACTCATACACTTTCCAAATTCAAGGTATGTCATACACTGGACATACTGGATTGTATCAAGCATATCCAAACTATGCGTTTTCCGGTGACTTTGCATTTCATAAAACAAATGCATGTCCTAGTCCTACGTTTATCGACTATCAAGGTTCTTTCTTTCAAATTACTCAATGGGGTAATGATGGAACAAACGACAACTTATACTCATATGAATTAGAAAATGGTACATTACGTATTGGTGGTTTCAGTCCAACTGATGGTTTTGGACCAACAAGTGCAAACTTTGCTGTACAAGTACAAACAAGCAGTGGCACAACATCAACAATGTCGTTTAAAAACAACGGCAACTTACAAGTACCTAACAGTGTAATTGCTAACTATTTCTACGGTGATGGTGGTCATCTGAGCAATATCTCATTCACTGGTAACGTAGCTAATGCTAACTTTGCAAACTTTGCAGGTAATGCAACTGTAGCTAACGTAGCTAACTCAGTGAGTGTTGCAAACGTAAGTGGCATTGGTAACATTGCTACAATCAACTTAAACGGCAGTTCAAGTCAAATGTTATTTGGCAACGGATCGTGGAGTGCAGGTTATGGTAACAGTAACGTTGCAACATTCCTTGCGTCATTTGGTTCTAACTCAATCAATACTACTGGTAACATTTCTGCGTCTGGTAATGCTAACTTAGGCAATTTGCAATTAAACATTTATGAAGAAAAGTATTATTCATATGGCAATGCGACTGGTACAATTACACCTGATTTTGTTAATGGTAGTATTCAAAATTTGACATTGACTGGCAACATTACATTGAACTCATTAGCTAACGCAGTTGCTGGTAGTTCAATGACGTTAATACTAAATCAAGATGCAACTGGTGGCAGAACATTGACAAGTTCAATGAAGTACGCTAGTGGATTTAAAACATTAAGTGTTGCTCCTAGTGCTACTGATATTCTTGTGATATTCTATAGTGGCTCTCAGTACTACGCAAGTTTAACAACGGGGTACGCATAATGTTCAGTCAGAATATTGGTTTCTACAAACAAAATACAACTACTGGTAACTTTGGTAATAACTTAGATGTTACCACTGATAATAGTTTTTTGTATGCACCAACAAGTGGAACTACTCCAACTGCGTTAGTTAATTGGACCAACACAGGTGGTTTCACATGTGAATATTGGGTTTACAGTACCGGATGGGGTGGTGGTCTGAGTGCAGGTCCTGGCAATACAGATGGTGCGTTTGCGACAAATTATAAATGGACATTTGGGCCGGCTAACTATGGTCAACTTATATTTTATGGCGATAATGGATCTGGTATACCTTATGGTGATTATATCAAAACAGCCAATGGTGCATTGACTTTAAATACATGGCATAATATTGCAGTTGTATGTACAACCACTGCTGGTGTAACAACAGTAACAATGTACATTGATGGTGTAAGACAAAGCATACAAAAGAATAGTGGATCATTTGCAGACTCACAAACAATTACAGGCGGTACTTATGATACTAGTTTGCCATTTGGATTTGGTCGTATAGGTCTAAACTATTTGCAATGTTACATGGACAATTTGCGTGTAAGTAATATTAATAGATATTCAGGTGCAAGTTATACAGTAGCAAATAGTCCATTTACAGTCGATAGTAATACTCAATTATTAATTCAACCAACAGGAACAGTAGGGTCAACGTCGATTCCATATGAAACTAGTTCGTCTACTGGTACTATGGGTAATAGTTTTAATTTCGTTACTATAACCAATGCACACTATAATCATACATAATTGAGGAATAACAATGACAACACGTGGCGAAATAAACAGTAACTTCTATCAAATAGTTTATGTTGATAGTGATGGCGCTCCAACACAAATCAAGCGCCAATATATTCCTGGACAACTTGAAGTAGCATTCAATTATGGTGATGCTACTCCAAAACCAGTAGGAACAGTCCCGGCTGGCAGTGTAATCACTGATGTTAGCTTGGTCATATTGACTGGATTAAATGATCCGTCATCAACAATTAGTGTAGGTACGAATAGCAATGTAAGCCAGTTAATGGCTACTACTGACAATACAACGTCAGTAGCGGGCACTTATACGACCGAACCAGCGTATAAATATATTACACAAACACAAATAGTAATGGCAATTACGCCGGGTACTAGTAGTGTTGGTAATGGTATACTCATCATCAATTATCAATAAGGAGAAATAAATGAGTTCATGGTTAAAAATTACTGGTACCCAAGTAGGAAAATTTGTACTTGGTCTAACTGGTGTTACATTAAAAAATAGTAGCGGTAACTTACAAGTCCGCAATAACGCTGATACTGCATTCACAGATGTTGCTAGTCAATCGGTTAGTTTGAACAACAACGGTACTGGCTACAACGTATCCATCAGTACTAGTGGTTCACAAACTGGTTCATATGCATTGACATTGCCAGTTGATGACGGTAGTCCTGGTCAAGTATTGAGTACTGACGGTTCTGGCGTTCTATCATGGGCAAGTGCCGCAAGTACAGCTAGCTCTTGGAAAGTTGATACAACTAGTATCGCATTCGGTTCAAGCTCTACAATCACTGCTTTCACATTGCCAGCTAACGCAATCGTGGATCGCACAACTGTTATCATCGATTCAGCTTTCGATGGTACACCAACTATGAGTGTTGGTGTTAACGGTGGTTCTGCTAGCCAATACCTAGGTACTGGTGACGTTGCCATGACTGTTGCTGACCGCTATGATGTTCCTTATCAAGGTACTGCTAACGGTTCTACAGAAGCTATTGAAATCTATTACACTGCTGGTGGCGCATCAACTGGTGCTGGCCGTGTGTTGGTTACATACGCTGTTCCAGCTTAATATAAATACATTCATAATCGTGAAGGCCAGATTAGCCGTCTGGCCTTTGTTTCATAAGGAATGCGAACATGGCAAATAAAATCAAACTCGCTGGTACGACTAACAACACGTTCGATGTTGGCTTAGATGGTAATGGCAATATTACAGCAGGTAATGTAACTCTATCCGGAAATGCAAATATTTCAGGCAACGGAGTTATAACTAATTTGGCTGTTGGTACTGAACTCGATACTGGCAATCTAGTAGTCAATCAAAATTTAAGTACCACAGGTGGTCCAGGCATTCGTGTCGCTGGTAATTATGTTACTGGTGGCTCTGCAGGTCAATTTCAAACATTAAGCTATTCAGGTCTTCCAGGCGTAGAAAATCCACTAGCTGACAACGATTATACATTTCAAATTCAAACATTAGCATATACCGGTCCTAGTGGTCAATATGAACCTGTGCCAGGTTATGGCTATACAGGTGATTTTGCAATTCATAAAGCAAATACTATTACTAGTCCAGTTGGTTTCAACTATGTTGGTGGCTATTTTCAATTTGTTCAATTCGGCAATGATGGCACAAATGACAACGCATATGACTATCAATTAGAAAACGGTCAATTACGCATTGGCGGTTTCAGTCCAACTAATGGATTTGGTCCTGCTGAAACTAACTTTACAGTTACAGTTCAAGATGGTACTGGTACACAATCATCTTATAAATTTGGCAATGATGGTAATATTACATTGCCAACTAACACAAGTTTCATTAATTACGCAAATGGTTCGCCGTATAGCGTTGCTACCTCAAATGCAAACTACGCAAACTTTGCAGGACAAGTAGTTGATTCATCTCAATCAAATATCACTTCACTTGGTTCATTGACTTCATTGGACATGTCCGGTAATATTACCATGAATGGTCATCAGATTTCTAATTCTGGTACCATTGCTGTAAGTCTACCTAACAACAACAATTTTACTAGTTTTGATGCTACATATAATACTCATTATGGTTCTGCTACAAGTTTCTATCGTGGAAACGGCACAGTTGGCGGATCAATGAATAACATTGCAGTTGGCGATGTTATTAAAAATGAAAACTATTTTGTATATGCTGATAGTGGAAACACATACTTGGGCGTTGGTCAAACTTACGTTGATGTTGCTTACAATGACGGCGCTGGTAATGTAGCTATTCGTACATTTATGGCGGCGCCAACTGTTGATGGCGTTGCTGGTAAAAATTCTGTATATACTGTGGGTTATGAAAATAGCTTCTTTAATAATATTTTTGCTAATGCTATTACAGCAAACTTATACAATGGCAATGGTTCTGGATTAACAAATATTAATGGATCGAATGTAGTTGGTCCAGTTAGTGAAGCTATTGCGGCTGAAAGGGCAATATATCTTCAAAGTTCACCCGGTACCGGTAAGGTCGAAGCATATTTAGATAGCGTTTTAATTAGTGCCGGTGCAACTAGCAACGTTGCTATTTTCACAGAAAATGGCTTGAGTGTTACTGGTAACGTTTCAGCTACTCATCTAGCAGGCGAAGGTGGCAATATAAGTAACGTTCAAGTTGCTAACATTTCAGGCCTTGGTAACATTGCTACTGTGAACTTGACAGGTAGTTCAAGTAACGTTCTTTATGGTAATGGTACATTCGCTCCTATCTCTGTTACATCAGTAGCAAACGCTAACTATGCTAACTTTGCTGGTACTGTTCTTACAAATGCTCAACCTAACATTACAAGTGTTGGAACTTTAACATCATTAGCTGTAACTGGTAATATCACTAGTGGTAATGCTACATTAGGTAATTTAACGACTAGTAACTTTTTTAGTGGCAATGGTTCATTGTTGTCAAGTATAACTGCCGCAAACGTGTCAGGTAACGTAGCAACTGCTACATTAGCATATACATCGAATCTTACAAGTAACAATTCTAGCAATACTTTTTATATGGTATTTGCTTCTGGTAATGGATCACAACAACTATCTATAGATAATACCGGAGCTGTTATCACGTATAACCCATTCCAAGGTAATTTAACAGTTAACAACGTAATCGGTAACGTAACTGGCACAGCAGGTAGTGCAACAACTGCAGGTACTGTAACAACAAACGCACAACCAAACATTACAAGTGTTGGAACTTTAACATCATTAGCTGTAACTGGTAACGTATCAGCAGGTAACGTAAATGCTCCTACATTTGGAGCACATAATGGTACAATTGGCGCAACAACACCAAACACTGCATCATTTACAACAGTCAGCGCAAGTGGACAGATTACAAGTACATTAGCAACTGGTAACGCACCATTCGTTGTAACATCTACAACTCAAGTTGCAAACTTGAATGTTGCAACTGCGGGTACAGCAACTACAGCAGGTACAGTAACAACTGCCGCACAACCTAACATCACAAGTGTTGGTACATTAACAAGCGTTAGTGTTTCAGGTAATGCAAACATTGGTAATATTGGTACTGCTGGTCAATTAGTTTCTTCTATTGCTACAGGTACTGCTCCATTCGTTGTAACAAGTACAACACAGGTAGCCAACTTGAGTGTTGCTACTGCTGGTTCTGCAACTACTGCCGGCACTGTAACAACTGCGGCGCAACCTAACATTACTAGCACAGGCACATTAACTTCATTGAGCGTAAGCGGTACTGCAACAATCGGTAACTTGGCTCTGACTAAGTTTAATGAAACTGTTGTTGCAAGTGCAAACACAAGTACAAGCATTACGCCAGACTTGGCAAGTGGTTCTATCTTTGCATACACTGCAAACAACAACTTTACATTCAACGGCTTTGCTAACGCAGTTGCTGGATCAAGTGCTGTCGTAAAAATCACACAAGATGGTACTGGTAACAGAACAATGACTTCAACTATGAAGTTTGCTGGTGGTAGCAAAACATTGAGTACTGCGGCAAGTTCTATCGATATTATTTCTGTCTATTATGATGGATCAACTTATTACGCTACATTGAGTAAAGGGTACGCATAATGTTTGCGGCAATACAAGGATTTATGGCGTACTCTGCGGCGGCGCCGGCCGCTCAGTATCTAGGTATTGCTACAAACCCTACTCCTTTTGTGGCAGTTTATCCATGGTCTAGTGGCTATGGTAGTAAGTTTGCAAACCCAGGAACTACAGCATCTGGTGCAGGTAGAAGCATTGCATTTGGAGCTAGCAATAGTGTAGTTGCACTAGCTACAGCTACGAGTCCATTCATCGACACATACGCTTGGAGTTCATCAGGCTTTGGTAGCAGATATAGTAACCCAGCGACATTACCAGCTGGTGCCGCATCACAAGTTAACTTTAATCCAAGTGGTACTGCGATTGGTATTACTCATGCCACTAGTCCTTTCATATCTGTATATCCATGGAGTGCTGGCTTTGGCACAAAGTACAGCAATCCAGGCACAGGCATAGGTAGCACAGGTAACAGTTTGGGTTGGAGTGCAAGTGGCAATACAATTGCAGTTGGCTCTGGTACTAGTCCCTACATTTATGCATATCCATGGAGTGCTGGATTTGGTTCAAAGTATGCAAACCCTGCAACGTTGCCTCCAAACTACGTTAACAGATTAACATTCAACAACAACTCTACTGTGTTAGCAATGACACACGGTACAAGTCCATACATCTCTGCATATCCATTCACTGAAGGTACTGGCTTTGGTACAAAATATACTGCACCAGCTAGTCCTCCTGGTGATGATAGTGGTATTGCATTCAGTCCAGACGGTACTGTATTAGCTTCTGCTTCATCGGTATCACCATACATTAACGCATGGACATGGTCTAGTGGATTTGGTAGTAAGTATGCTGATCCAGCAAGTATACCTGTAGATGCAATTTCTGGTCAGATTTCATTCAGTACAGATGGCACTGCATTGAGTATGCCAGTAAACACAACTCCATTCATACAAACTTATGCATGGTCAAGTGGCTTTGGCTCTAAATATTCCAACCCAGCGACACTACCAGCGGGCACAGGCCGCGGTGTAACATTTAGCTAAATATATACAAGGAAACAAAAATGATTTTAACAACTGAAGAACAACAAGCTAATTTGATTATGAATGCTTATCATCGTGAGATGGAAATCTATCACTACCAAGTTAACATCGACAACTATACAGCAATGCTAGCAATACTGCCTAGTGATGCATGGCCAGAAGCACTTGCTGGATATCAAACTATTGCGATTAGCGAATTACCATTGTCAATGAGTGACAGTGATGTTCAAACTATTTCTGACTACCAATATCGTGACCAAATTCAAAAACTGTTGCGTACTGAAAAAGTTGAGCAATCTAAATCTAAAAAAGTATTAGACGCATTGAAGGCTCAAATCGTAGGCGACTATAGTTCATTGATTGCAAGCTACAAAGCAACACAAGCATGATTATGGAATTTACTGTCAAGCAACTAAGCTGGATTGTCATTGGTGCTTTAGGTATCGGTGGTACTGGATACGTTACCATGTCTACGAAAATCGATGACTTAGATAAACGCCTGAGCATAGTATACACACACATGGATTATCAAAGTAAACTATTAGACAAATTACAGGCTCAATTAGATAGAATAGAAACTAAACTTAATAAGTGATTTAAATGAAAGGCATAGTATGGCAAAGAAAGACCCAAGACCTCTACTACAGAGATTATTAGACAATATATTAGTTGACGATAACGGCTGTTGGATATGGCAATTATCTAAAAACAACATTGGTTATGGAATGATGCGTGATGACAAAAAAATGCGAACAACACATAGAGTTAGTTACGAAGAACATAATAGTGTTAAGATACCTTCTGGCATGTGCGTTTGTCATTCTTGCGATAACCCACTTTGCGTTAATCCTGCACACTTGTTCTTAGGCACACGCCAACAAAATACACACGACATGATTAAAAAAGGTCGTCATAAGTTTTGGGGTGGCGTAATTGGTGGCATGACTGGTAAGAAACAACCTAAAACTCAGTGCCCTCATTGCAGTAAACACATTGCAAATAATGTCTTTCGTCGTCATCATGGGGAAAATTGCAAGTTGAAAGTACCAGAATAAATAATTGTGTGAGCATTTTTTGTCCTTTAATAAAATGCATAATTATCCTGAAGCGTCATGCCAGACGCTGAAATGCTCATACTAAGCCCCGGTTTTTAGTCATTCCGGGGCTTTTTTATGGTCGTTACAAAACGATAAATATATTCGTTAACACAAGGAATTTTCCATGGATTTAAAAGTATTCAAACAAATATATCAGCTTCAAAAGCAATACGTTGGCGCACCACAACAACGCTATGCTGACATGAAGGAACAACTAGACGCTATCGATGAGCAAATTAAGAACGGTGGCGATAGAGCAACATTAGAAGCACAAAAAGCTAGCTTACTAGAAACTTTCGTATAAAGGAACAAAAGAAATGAATAGCACTGAATTATTAATAGCATTGAACAATATTCGCAGAGAACTGATTATCAGTAACTGGAATACCATCACCCAAAAGAAGAATCAACGTAAGCTGTTTCAACTGCTAGACTTACTGGCATCTCCAGACTACGCATCATCCACCGATGATAAAACTAAAACAGATTTTCTTAAAGACATAGCCAAGCTAAAAGCACAAGGCTACGTGGCAGCCTAAAATCACCAAAAACCATTGATTTTTATTCAATATCCTGCTATATTGATAAATATTATTGTGATTCATTTTTAGAACTTTTGACATCACATTGACTGTCTCCCTATGGTCAAGAAGTCCCCAGTTTTGCGGCTGGGGCTTCATCTTCCGCAATAAGATGATCACAGGGTACATTAACATAGGAGAGAAAAACATGACATTTTTTTTAAATCAAAAACCGACTGCGTATGTGACCACTGGAAACCACCAAACCGACTGCGCTATAATAGATAGTCCTACAGACTATTCAGATAACAGGTATAAGGACATACCAAGCCCATATGGGAGACCTGCCAACTGGCAGAGCAGATACCTCGGAGTACCTGAAGAATTCATTCGGAAGTTCCCAGACCTATCGCAAGAAAAAGCGGAAAAGCATTATAATAGCTATCTCGCTTCTCTCCGAGCATCCCTTCTTAAACGTCTTCCATTCACTGAATCGAATTACATGCATTTGCCATTAAAACGTATTGGCGATAGCATGGGTAAATTTGAATATAAAACTGAAAAGTTTTATATTTGGAAAGAATTCAGAGATATTAGACCATTCTTCAACGTAATTGAAGACAAAAAAGGCAATGGATATAAAAAAGGCATGCCCTTTCAAAAAAACTCAGAAGTTTACATTATGAATCAAAAACTACTAGACCTACTCATAGATACTGCTGATGCTAGTGAACTTGTTAATCTGTACTATGGAGATTTAGATGAATCGACAATGGATACAATTGAAACTGTACCTGTTGATATCAATAGCCTAACTGACTTCATCACTAACACACAACGAGAAATTGAAAATACAGCTAAAAATTCAAAGCACGAAGCTAAACTGTACAAAAACTTACGTCAGGCAAAGTACGTGAAGATCATTGCTGAATTCTTCTACTCAGCGTTCAATCGTCATGTATTGCCACAGATTCCAAAGCCTAGTCCATATGGCAGAGTCTACTACAAAGGTATTAATATTCAGAACGTATCAAAAGAAGTGCGTACAGCCATCCTAGGTGATCACTACGTTTATGACTTGAATGCGGCAGTATACGCCATCAAGTTGATGATGATTAAAACCATCATGCGTGAGAATGGCATGGATGACTTTGGTCACTTCACATACACCAAAGAATATCTTGACTACAAGAATCAGATTCGCAAAAAGTTAGCAAGACATATCACTGCCTATAAAGATGGTGAGAAGCTAGTTAAAGAAGCAATCACTGCTATTGGATTTGGCGCTAGAATTGGTGGTGGCAGTTGGCTAGTTGATGGCGAATGGCAAACATCGTCAATCGAGGACATCATCATGAATCCAGAAGACAGAAAGAACTTTACCAATGATCCATGGGTCAAAGAGTTTGTCAGAGAACAAGAAAAAATGACTAGCATCATTGCCGAGTATTATATTGAAAGCGAAGGCTTCCTAGAATCTGTTGTTACAGTACCTAACATGCATAAAAATGGTAAGATTCGCAAAACTCAAGTTATGAGCTATGTATTTCAGCACGCCGAGAAAAACATTATGGATCTGATCACTAAAAATATTCCAGTAGTTGCTCGTGTACATGACAGCTTCATCACTAAAAAGAAATTAGGTATTGACGCAATGAAAGAAATTAAGTATCAGTTAAATAAACTGGAATCTCTAATGACAATCGAATGCGAAGAATTTCATCGTTGGATTGATGTAGTAGAAAATGATTATGAGTACAGTGAAAGTGATATTGACGAGGCTTTCAGTAAGTTAACTGGTGTTAAGCACAAGACTCCTGTTGTAAAAATGCAACACACGTATCAACCTAAAACTATTGAAGGTTATGCCGACAGTGCATGTGCGTATGGACAATTAGACGAGGAGTATGAATTATGAAAAGTGATTATATGAGACAATACGATGCGAATCATCCAGTATATTCGCATTATACAAAAAGAAACAACATGAACTACGCTGGTCAAAAACATGCCGCAAAAAAGCGTAATGTTCCCTGGGAGTTTACATTATACACCTGGCTAGAATGGTGGATCAACACCGGACACTTCCATGAACGTGGTGTACGCAATGACAACTATCAGATGTGCAGAATCAACGACACTGGCCCATACTCACCCACAAACGTATACTGTGATACCGGAAAGAACAACAAACGAGATAGTGCTAAGTCTATTGTTCCAATCATTAGAATCAATCCAGCTACAGGTGAAGAAACATACTATGAAAGCATTTATGCAGTGTGTAGAGAACTGAATATCACAGACGGTAGAAACATCACCAAATGCGTTAACGGCAAACTCAAAACTTACAAAGGCTATATGTACAGACATGCGTAAAACTTATCAAGATTTCAAAGAAACCTGCATGCCTTTTGGCAAGTACAAAGGACAAACACTCAAGAACATTCCACAGAACTATCTTGAGTGACTAGTCATGAATCACAGTGACAGAGGCATATGTGAAATGTGTAGTGTAGAACTACAAAGACGTAACGTGTCCTGGCGCAAATAGTCTTTACAATCCACTCGTCGTACGGTCAATAAATATAACTCAACGAACGAGTGGAAAATGAAAAAGATTACTTTAAAAGATTTGCATGAAATGAACAACAAATATCCTGAACGTAGGAACATTCATCTAGCTCACCAGTATGATAAGAAATCCAAAGAATGGAAATTTGTAGGCTATAAGTGTTCACGCTGTGGCAGAACGTTTGTGCGTCCAGGCTTTATCGATAACCATGATGCTACATGTAATCCAATCGCAACTACGTTAAAAAGGGATCAGGGATATGAAGAAATTCGTACGGTTAAGGGCGAAAAATGGCGTCCCTTCATATGATTTTCTTTCAATTTCTTCCAAAATTAGCGAATTGACTTAATACTAAATAATAGATAATTTAGTAAAGACCTATCATATATGGCCCAAATCAAATCAAAGTACGAAGAAGTACGCATCCCATTTAATCAGATGAGTTTCACACCTGATGTTCCTAGCACAGCGTTGGGTCCAAACGAATATAACGATGGACTTAACATTGAATGTGACGTTAGGGGCATCAGAAGTGTTGCTGGCGACTTGGAAATACTAAGTACATGTCCAGGTACACCAACGTTTATTAGCTCAGGCTTTCGTCAAAGTGGCGAATTCTGGTTCATTGTAGCCACAACAGAAGGCTCATGGTATGCAACCAATGGCACAACTGTAGATTGGTACGATATCACTCCAGGTGGTACTCCATTCAGTGGCTATACTCAAGCAACAAACATCACGGAATCTTGGAACGGTACAGTTCCATTGTTCAATGATAGCTTGAATGCTCCTATGTTCTTACCAGATGAACCAGGCGCTATTCTTGCTCAATACAGCAATTTGGTACAACCATCAGGTGTAAGTGCAATGACCGTTGGTGTCTCAACTGTTACAGCAACATTCAGCACAGCGTATAGTTCAGCGCCTTACATTGCAGGACAAAAGATTGTGGTGTCAGGCGTATCAACATACTTTGACGGTACCTACACAGTTGTAAGTTCTACTACAACACAAGTGGTTTATAGTAGTGTTCCTGGTGCTAGTGTACCAAGTGATTTAAGCAACGCATCAATTGCGCCAGCTTACACGTGGAACTATAACCCTAACTGGAAGAGTTACTATGCTAACTTCATGCGTCTCTACAGTACTCCAAACGTTGGATCGATTCTTGTTGCAGGTAACTTGACAGCAACTAATCAAGATGATACAATCAGCACATATCCTGTAACAATTCAATGGAGTCAAGCATTTGGATTGAACCAAGCTCCAGCAACATGGCAGCCAACTATTACTAACGTAGCTAACCAGTTAGAAGTTCCCCTACGTGGTCCAGCACTAGATGCTTTCCCATGTAACGGTCAGTTCTTCTTGTGTAGTTATTGGGACACTGTTGTGTTCAGTCCTATCAACTATTCAACAACGTCAGCTCCAATCTTAGGTGTACGTTTGTATAACCAAGGTCGTGGATTGTTAAGCTCAAACTGCTGGGCAAACACTGACAAACTTGTGTATGGTGTAGACGCACGTGACATTTGGGTATTCGATGGCACAGACTTCCAAGGCTTAGGCAATCAGAAAGTTAAGAACTGGTTCTTTGACCAACTTGATCCACAATACTATGACCGTGTGTTCATGGAAGTAAACAGTCAGAAGAATCAGGTTGAGATATACTATCCAGACAGTGATGCTATCAGTGGTATACCAAACAAAATGTTAAGCTATCGTTATGACTTGCAGATATGGAATGCTCCACGTGATGTAAGTTCAGCTACGTTTGCATGTGAAAGTCCTATCTACACAACAGACGATGGTGGCACAACATGGACTCCAAACTTAGGCAGCCGTACAATCGTTTATGCTAGAGGCGTAACAGACCAAAAGATTATACAAAAAGATTATGGTTATAGCTTCATTGATAACCAAGCAATCGCAAGTTATTTCCGTAGAGACAACATCAAGTTACTAAAAGACTACAGTGGTAAGCTAATGGTTCATCGCATATTGCCTGAAGCTGTAAACATGGGTGCTATTCCATTCACTGGTGACTATAACAAACAGATTACGCCTAGCACTGGTAACATCAGCGTAAAGATTGAAGGTGCTAACAGCGTAGGTTCTAGTCCAATCGCTAGCACTGACCACACAATGACATTGAACACTGATAACCCATGGATCCAAGTTGACCAGAACAGTCGCAGAGTTAACACAATTGAATTGAGCAACAGTTCAAACACTGATGCATGGATGTGTTCAGCAACTACATGGCAAATCACACAAGTCGAGGATGACAGATAATGGCTAAGTTTCCGGTAGAAATAAGTGATACAGAAGGAATTGTTGATGCTGTTAATAACTTGCTTAGTGGCCCAAGTGGTCTTGGGCAGAATTTTGCTGGCTTCAGCTCGTATGCTCCAGCTTATCTAACAGGTAACTATCGTACACCTTTCACGCAACCAAACACCGTTGGTATACGTAATCTATATGTTGCTCCTATAGCGTTAGCAACAAGTGAATTTGTAGATGATAGAACTTTAAAGTTTACATTTGCATCAACACAACCTAGCGCACCTTTTCAGCCAGGTAACCAAGTAACAATCAGTGGAGTAACTATTCCAGCTGGTGTTTATGATTATAACGGAACGTATACTAGAATAGGTATATTAAGTTGCACAACAACATATTGTCTTGTTAGATTAAGCGCTCCAGAAACAGTTACAGCTAGTGCCTCCGGTGGTAATATTAGTCTTATCTCAACTGATAAAGCATTTTCAACAGACTGTAACGCACGTGTAACAGTTACAGGTGGTACTGACCGTGTGTTTATCAGTGGTCAATTAGACCAAACGATTAACTATAATATTATTTCAGGCAATCATGATTTAACAATTAAAGTTCAAGTTAATCGTTACATAGGTTCTTTGAACAGTGATCCAGTTAACCCAGACTATTTGTTTGATCCCGATGGTACCGTTGCTGAAAAGGTATACTTATTCACTAATCTTCATGGTACTGGATCGGTGTCAGTAGAAACTATATTCAGTACATTACTTGACGAACCAGGTCCTAACTATTATTGGTACATTCTTGAAGTTACATATATTGGATCATCAAGTGATGTTGAAGTAACCAGTGTTGACTTTGGCCTACGCAGTCTATCGACGCAAGTTGTTAAACAATAAATATCATATGAGCAAAAACAAAGTAACATTTAAAATGCCTCCGTTAGGCAAACAACATGCAAAGCAAGCTATTGACAAAGGTATGGCGCAAGTCCAGAACCCTGTTACACGTGAACAAGCTACAACTGAGATTACTAATTTAATTCAACAATCAGGCATACCTCCAAAGATGTTTGTTAAGATTGGTCAGTTGTGTGAAGCGGCAATTAATGATAAGAAACAATACAGTAAGCTCGTTGACTTCATGGTCAAAGAGAAACTAGAGACACGAGAATCTATGAAGAAGCCTGACTTTCAGATGTTAGCTAGTATGGTTGTTATTGGTAAAGTTGCTCAAACATTACCAGATAAGATGGATCAGATATTACCAGAAGGTAGTGTCAGTGAACCAGTTGCACCAACACAACTAGAAGGATTATAATATGTCAGTCATGGCTTTAGCACAACAATTACAACAGCATGGTCGTGGTGACGATACAATATTAGCGCACATCACCAGTGAAGAAGCGCAACTTCTTAAAAATCGTGGTGGTAGTGGTACAATTAACCCTGTTACAGGATTGCCAGAGTTCGGCAACTTCTTTAGTGATTTGTGGAATGGTTTCAAAAGTCTAGTACGCAGTGTTGCTCCAATCATTATCCCTGCTGTTGCTATCTTTGTACCTACACTAATACCTGCGATTGGTACATACTTAGGAGCAAGTGCCGCTACAGCAAGCATTGTAGGCGCCGCGGCATTAAGTGCAGGCGTAACCTTAGCAAGTGGTGGTAACTTAAAACAAGTATTGACAAGTGCGGCACTTGCAGGTGCTAGCGCATACTTAACACCTATCGTTGGTAAAGCAATTACACCAGCTGGCGCAAGTCAACTAACACAAGTACTAGCAGGTTCAGCGGCGATTGGTGCAGGCTACACAGCGGCACGTGGTGGTACAGTTAAAGAAATGATTGCCGCGGCAACTACAGGCGCGGCATCTGCGTACTTAACCAACATAGCTAGTAGTGCTGTTGCTAAAATGAACAACTTGATGGGCAGTGGTAAACTATCTACTGACATCAATCAAAAAGGTGCAACTGATGCAGTGTTTGCGGCCGCTGATGCCGCTAACTTAAAGTCTGCTGGACTAAGTGAAACACAGATTGCTCAAACATTGAAAGCCACTGGCATGGATGCACTAACTGCTGATTATGCGGCGGCTAAAGCGGCTAGTGGTATGAGTGCTGACGACATTGCTGTTAACTTAGCGGCAAATAGACCATCAGGTATCTACACTGGCGAAGCTAACACAAAAGCTATCATTGGTGGTAACGGTGACCAAATCGTACAGCGTGTAGAAGATGCTAACTTTGTAGCACAAGATGCGGCAGGTCTAGCAAAGCAAGGTCTAAGTCAAGCTCAAATTAAAGATAACTTAATGGCTAGTGGTGTTGATGCAAACGTTGCTAACACTGTTTCTAGTTTGGCAAAGCAAGGCTTAACAAGCACACAAATTGCTGATAGTTTAGTTAACTCAAACAGTCAAACATTCTTGACAAATGGTAAAGTGTTTACTAACACCACTGACACCATTGCCAGAGATATTGGCGTTGCAATGAATGCTGAACAAACAGCCGCATATAAAGCATTACCATACAAAGACTTAGTTAACAGTGGCGCCATTACAATTGACGAAGCAAACGTTTTGTCTAATCAAGGCGTTACAACTCAGCAAGTTCAAGACCTAACAAAGTTGGGTTACACTGCATCTGATATCAGTGATATGGTTGGCGCTGGCGTTAAAGTGTCTGACCTAACAAACTTAGCGAACACACAATTCAGTGAATCAAAGATTAACGATTTGTTGTCAAGTGGCAGAACTGTCAACGACATTTCAATGGCTAATAACGCAATCAAGAATGGTGTAAGTTTACAGACAGCTACTAACTTGTTAGAAAAAGGCGTATCTGGTAATACAATCAGTAGCCTAGCAACAAGCAAAGCCGGCACTGCTGATGCATATGACAGTTTGTTAAACAAAGGCGTATCACAAGCCAATGCATATGACATGGCTACAAAAGGCTATGACTTGACAAAGGTCAATAGTTTGATGGATAGTGGTAAATTAGATGCAAACACAGTAAACAGCAACGTTGCCAAAGGTAACTATGGCACATGGTTGAATGGTCAATTGGCCGCAACTACAGCTAATCAAACTGTAAAGCCAACACAACCAGTTGCTCCTACTACTGTATCACAAGAACAACAAATATTAAACACAGGCTTAGTAGACGCTACACAAGCATCTGTGTTGCACAACAATGGATTTACAGCAACTGATGTTAAAGGCTTAATTGGTGCAGGTTATACACCAGCGGATCTAGTAGAATTAGCAGGCACTGGCGTCACAGCTAGCACACTAACTAACTTAGCTACAACACGATTCCCAGAAGCAACTATCAATGATATGTTGATGAAAGGCATTAGCGCAAACGACATTGGTTTCGCTAGCAACATGGTCAACATTGGTGCAACTACTCAAGCAAATGCTGAAAAGATTCTAAACAGTGGTGCTACAGGCATCAACGCTGGTGGCCAACTATCGACCATGTTAAACAATGGTAACGTTACAGCTAAACTATTAGATGCTGGCCTATCATTAAACGATGTTAACACAGTATTGGCAAAAGGTTCTAGTTATGCAACTCAAGTTGCTAACAATCCAGGACAGTATGGTTATGGTGCGAATCCAGTTCAACCAACACAACCTACACAAACTGCAACACAACCAACAACTCCAGTATCTCCTGCACAACCAGTTAGCGTTGAGGCACAGATTGCAAATACAGGTCTAGTATCAGCTAGTGATGCAAACGTATTAGCAAGCAATGGTTACACTGTAAATGATGTTAAGAGTTTAATTGGCGCAGGTTATACTGCTAGTGATTTGACTGAACTTGCAAGCACTGGCGTTACTGCTAAAACATTAACAAGTCTTGCAACTACTAGATTCCCAGAAGCAACCATTAATGACATGTTGATGAAAGGCGTTAGTGCAAATGATATTGGCTTTGCAAGTTCAATGGTTAACATTGGTGCTACATCACAAGCAAACGCAGAAAAGATTCTAAACGCAGGTATCACTGGTACCAATGCAGGTGGTCAATTGTCAACTATGTTGAACAATGGTAACTTAGCTGTAAGAATGCTTGATAGTGGCATGAACGCTAATGACATTAACACTGTATTGTCTAAAGGTACTAGTTACGCAACTCAAGTTGCTAACGATCCAGTTAAGTATGGCTACGTGCAACCATCAACATACAATGTTAAGAGTACAGGTCTAAGTGATTCAGCACCAGGTACAATTTACAATGGTCCAAATGGTCAAGAAGTTGTATTGAACAATGGTAAGACTGTTTCATTGGCTGAATATCAAGCGGCAATTGCTAGCGGTAAACCAATCAGTGTTGATGGTGCAATGACTACTAGCGATTCGTTCAAAGTTGAAGTTGGTGGTGCACCTAAGTTTGCTGGCATGACTGGCGCTGGTGAAGCACCAAGTGGATTTAAAGTAGCTACACAACAAGATGTATTTGGTCCTAACGACACACATTCAGCAAGCAATCCTTACACTCAAGGTGCTTACTATGATTCGAAAACTAACACATGGTATGTGCCGGATCAACCTGTCGTACCTCCTACAACTGAAGTACCAGAAGTAACTGTTACAGGATCAAAAGAACCAACAGTTGTTGTGCCACCAATCGCACCAGTTGTGCCAACTACACCTACAACTCCAACAACGCCAACTACAGGTACAGGCGCTGTTACACCTACAGGACCAACAGTACCAGAAGTTACTGTCACTGCTCCTAAGGAAGAACCTCCTGTTGTTGTACCTCCAGTTACACCAACTGTGCCAACTGTGCCAACAACACCAACTGTGCCTACTGTACCAACAACACCAACAACTCCTGATGTTCCTACAATTGAAGTAACAGCGCCAAAAGAGCCTCCTGTTGTTGTGCCACCAATCACACCGGTTGTACCAACAACTCCAACGGTACCGACTACACCTACAGTGCCAACAACTCCTGATGTTCCTACAGTTGAGATTGTAGATAAGAAAGAACCGCCAGTTGTAGTACCTCCAATTACGCCTGTTACACCTGTAACGCCAACAGAACCTGACGTTCCTACAATTGAAGTAATAGACAAGAAAGAGCCACCAGTAGTTGTGCCTCCATTGCCACCGGTAGTTGAGCCTCCATTGCCACCAGAGCCTCCAAAGCCTCCAGTTGTTGAACCACCAGAAGAACCACCAGTTGTGATTCCTCCGATTCCACCTGTTGTGCCTGATGATACTAAGCCTGGTACTCCATTCTTTAGACCTCCAGTGTTGCCTTCTATTGGTATCAAGCCATTAGAAAAAGGTGGATTGAATCCTGGTTATATCACTGATGTACCACAATTCTATAACACAACTAGTCCAGTGCAGAGTCAATACTATTGGGGCAGACATGCATATCAACCAGGTCCTACATTTAACGAGCAATTGTATAACACTGCTCCGGAAGCTCCTGCTCAACCGTACGGCATTCAAAACATTGCAACAAATATGATGAACTACAATCAGTTGTTAAATATGGGCATGGGTAAACAACCTGCACCAGTACCAACTGCACCATCAGCTAGTCCTGTTAACCCACAATATCAACAATACAATAGTAGTGTACCATTTACACAACCTATCGTACCACAATTAGTTGGTACTGTGCCGTACAACCCAATGTTGAGCTATGAAGAATACAATAGGTCATTAACTGATCCTAATTACGTGCCTAATCAGCCAGTGTCTCCAGTAGCACCAACACCAACGACTACATCGACTTCGAACGTAGTTAGATATCAACCATTCATGACTTATCAACAATATCGTGATTCGTTGACTAAGACAGCGTAATTGCTACTTTTAAAAAAACTAAATATAAGATAAGGATTAATCTCATGAGTTTCGGAAAATCAAGTTCATATACGACACCAGAATTAACGCCAGAACAAAAGGCGCAGATATCTGCTCAGACTCAGTTCTTCACAGGAACTGTTGCGCCAACATATCAAAATGCTGTTCTAGGTGCTACTGATGTTTACAATCAAAATTTAGGTGGCGTTACTAATGCCGCACAAAACTTAGCTGGCGTTAGTAGTCAAGCAGGTCAAACACTAGGTGAAACTGGTGAATCAGCACTACGTAGCGGTATCACTGGACTTCAAAGTTTGTTTGATCCTAACTACGAACGTACACAAATTCAAGCGGCGCTAGCTCCTGCACAAAGTCAGTATATGCAAAACCTTGCTAATCAACAAGCACAGTTTGGTGGTACTGGTAACTTAGGTAGCGCAAGACAGGCGTTAGCTGGTCAACAATTAGCTGGATCGACAGCCGCACAACAAGCACAAGTTGCCGCACAAATTCAATCAGGTATTGCTCAACAAAGAGCGCAAGCGGCAAACTCACTAGCTAGCTTAGGTCAAGGTGGTTTGGGTCAAGCTATTGGCGCCGCAGGTCAAGGCGTTACAGCGGCAATGACACCACAACAATTATACAATCAATACGCAAGTGTTATCTTTGGTACACCAAGCGGTAGTTATAATCCTAACTTTAGTGGCACACAAGGTCAGTCACAAACTGGCACGAGCATGGGCATTAAGATTTAAGGGTTAAAAAATGGCATATCAATTTACAGACTACTCAGGATACGGTAACGAATCCGAACTCGAAACACGTAAGCGCCGTGCAATGATGCTTGCTGGTTTGCCAGAAGGCGCAGGTTTAGCTGACGTTGCAGGACAAGCAATTGGTAATAGAATTGACCAAGCACAAAATGCAGTCACACAAGCTGGACAATTGCTTACTAATCCTGAAGAAGAATTAAAGAAGCGTATGGGCGTTGCTGGTCCAGTAGCACCAGAACAACTAGTTCCAACTCAACAAGTTCCAGAACAATTGCCAGCTCAAGGTCCTATCAGTCCTGAAATGGCTCAACAACCAGTCGTGCAACCACAGTTGCCACAACCAGGCCCTGCAGTGCAAGTTGCTGGCCCTGCTCAAGTACCAGTTCAACCACAACAAGTAGAACAAGCTCAACCTGTACAACAAGCGCAACCACAAGCTACAGTATCACAAGTTAATCAGCAAATCATTGACGCTCGTAACGAAACTGATCCAGCAAAACGTAGAAACATGTTTGCTCAGATTATGGCAAAAGAAGATGTTACCCCAGGTGACAAAGCTATTGCTGAACGTTTGTTTGCTGAAGACTACATGAAAGAACGTAAGATAGCTGAAGCTGAAAAGAAAATTCAAGAAGCTACACCTAACGATTTGTCACGTTACATGCGTGAAAAGAGTAAAGAAGGTAGTTATGTTAAAGCTATTCTGTACGCTCGTTTGGGTTTAAATGATTTGGCTCAAAAAGAACAAGAGTTATTGAGTCCTACACTAAAAATGGCTAGTGCTACAGATAGTGAAGGTAAACAATACACTGTTGAACGTGATAACAGTGGCGCAATCGTTCGTGCATTCGACAGTAATGGTAAAACAGTAGGCCAAGAAGTATTGGCTAATTTAGGCGCGGCCGCATTGCCAACACAATCGTTCTTGTTGCCACAATCTGCTGGTGGTCTAATGCAAAAAACTATCATCGGTGAAGATGGTAAACCGCAAGTCATCACTGGTCAAGTGTTCACGGATCCACGTACAAATACAACTTATTTCCAAGCTGGCAAGAAACGTTACGATACTACTGGATTATCTACTCCTGCACAAAACGTACAAAACGTATACGGTGCGGCCCAAGCAGGTGCGGCGGGCAAAGGTGCGGGCGAAGGCTTTACACCACAGCCACTAAAAGCGTTCCCAGGACAAGAAGGCGGTATACCAGCAGGTGGTACATCTAATATAGTGTCTAACGAAAATGTAGACCAAGCAAGACGTTTAGATGGTGATATTCAATCATTGAATAATGAAATTAAACGCATCCCTGCTAATGATCCAAAACGCAACGAACGTTTGGCAATTCTTAATAGTGAACTACAACGTGCAACTCAACAACGTCAACAGTTGGGAGGAGCAATTCAAGGCTTACCAGGTACCACTGGAACACAAGGTGTACCAGGCGTTGGTATTGCCCAGCAGAAACAAAATCTTGAAGTTCAAACTGCAAGAGAAAAAGAAGGAATTCAAGTTGCTGGCGCACGTAGTCAAACATTCAATAAAATTCTGGACGAAGAAGTGCGACCACAAGCGCAAGCAGGTGATACAGTATCTTCAACACGTAAACAACAGTTTGCTATCTTTGATAGACCTGGTGTTGATATGAACAAGATATTTGGTTTAGCTACTGGTGCTGGACGTAGTTCCGGTGACCAATCATGGACAATGTTACGTGATGTTCTGTTAGGTAGATTCGAAGGTAATGTAGATGATATCAAACAACGTGCGGCGGCTTTAGGCTTATCGCCCGCAGAACAAAGTGCGCTAGCTGAATATCAAATTGCAAACGTTAATGTTAATGCCGCAAACTTGAAGAAAGTAGCTGGTGCAGGTTCAGTGTCTGATGCTGAACAGAAAGTTAACCGCGAAGCAGGTGTTGATCCTACTAAAGTGCCGGCACTTGGCGCTTATAACGCAATGGCTCAAAGTCAATTTGATGCAGACAAGCAACGTTATAAAGCTGATTGGGCTACAACAAGCACTGCAACTAACGCATTACAATTAGACAAAGATTGGCGTAAAGAAAGTCAGAAACTTACTGAAATTTATACTAACATTGCTAAAGACAGAGCTAAATTCATTGCTGATAATGGTTCTACAACAGCGGCCGTTAAAGAAGGCTATAAGAGATATCCAATTCCTGAATATGATCCAAACACAGGTACGTGGAAAAAGACTAAGCCATTGAGCAGTTTTAACAGATAAGGAAATAACATGGCATTTGATGTAGAAGCGGCCAAACAAGAAGGCTATACAGACGAAGAAATTCAAGCGTACTTACGAAGCGAACAGGGTACTCCGGTACCCGTTCAAGAACAACCTGGACGTGGTGCTGAAGTTGCCGCAACCGCAGTTGGTGCAGTGCCAACTGCATTGAGTTATGCACCAGAGGCGGCTGCCGCATATGGTTTATTCAAGTATGGCCCGGACATTGCTCGTTCAGCAGGAAATATTATTAGCAAGATGTCTAGTCTTGGTTCTCAAACTGCGCCGACAATCGGTACGCCGGCTAATCCAATCGGAAGTGCACCTGTTGCGACTCCAACTGCACCCACTGCACCAACTGCCCCAGCAGTTGCACCACAACAAGCTACAATATCTCCAAGTAGAATTACAAGCATGATAAAAAATGCGGCAGGGATGGGAGCAAGAATGGCAGGTCCGGTAGGAGCAATGTCAGCACCTTACGCAATGGCGGCTTATGAGCAAGATAAAATTAGACAAAATCCAAATGCGGCTGGTTTGGAAAGTAATCCGTACGCACAAACCATCAGGGGTGAAGCTGGTACTCAAGCGCAAGCCGGTGAAGGCAACAGAATGAAAGCATTAGCTAACATGCCATATGGTAACGTTTCACCACAAGAACGTGCAATGTTAGAAGAAGACGCAAGAATGCGTAGTGCTATTCGTAAAAAGGCATTTGAGAAAGTTATGGGGCCAGTTGCTCCAGGTCAATTTTAATAGAAAGGTATAGAAATGACAACACAAGAACAATTAACACAAGTATTCAACAATAACTTTGTTGCTTATTATCGCTCACATGTAGCGCACGTAAACATCTTAGGTCGTAATTTTTACAGTGACCACAAGTTACTACAAAAAGTATATGAAGACTTACAAGGTCAGATTGATACACTCGCAGAACTATTGCGTAGTATCGATGATTACATGCCATGCGAAATTCAAGATGTATTGAATCAAAGCGAAATAGGTACAGGCATTTTTGAAGAAGACAGTGATGGATTCTTACATGGAGTAAAAGATGATTTGGAACTACTGAAAGGTAGCTACGAAGGTTTAATGGCAATCGCTGAACGTGAAGGGCATGAAGAAATTGCCAATCACGCACAGGAAAGAATCTTAGCTTTGGCTAAGTTCATTTGGATGTTTGACGCTACATTAAGTTAATTTTTTGTAAGCATAGCTTCCACGAACGTCATAACCATTTCGTTCATGTAATTTGAGAAAGGCTTGTTGGTCTTTACGCATTGTGGTAGAACAGATAATTGAGACTTGCGCCAATGTAGCAAAAGCCGACCACAGTTCTAACATGTCTTTGACTAACTCGACTCTTTCTCTGCTAGATAGATTTAACGAGAGATGTGCCATCTTAACAATGACCATTTCATCGTCGGACCAAGGTGAGCGTTCGCCTGTCTTGGCCCAAGTGTAGGCAACAATGTTGTTGTCTGTGTCTGTTGCAACTGATACTAGTTCAGTTGTTGGACCATAGAATTGATTGACTATTGCAAGGGTAATGTTACGACTATATGCGACAGGATCTGGGGTAAAGATTGTATCGATTTCAGTTTGAAAATGCTGTACAGCCATTTCAACGATTTTAGGTACGTCATGACCAGTAGCGGGTCTCCAAGTATATTTCATTGCTTTTCCTTTCAAATAGCTATTTAACGAATTATAAATATTGATTATGCAAAAGAAAACAGAATTAGAAAATAAGCCAAAAAAGAGCCGTGGTGGAGCTAGACCTGGTAGTGGTCGTCCAAAAGGCGGAACAAATGCAGTAAGCATTAATGGCTTGTTAGAAGCATTGGATAAGAGAGTGCCGGGCAAGAAGTACGAAGACATTCTAATGGAAGACTTCCTGCAAGCTAGACATAACAACGACAGTCAACTTGTGATTAAGTATCACAATTTGATATTGAATAAGGTAATGACTCATGTACATAAAATTGAGGTTACTGACAGTCAGGAAATGATTGATGCCAAACAGCTAGCGTTTAGCGAGGCATTAGCCAAATTAACTGGAATTAAGAAAGACTAAATAATATTATGCCGTTAATTAAATCAACAAGCAAAAAAGCAATGAGTAAAAACATTGCTACCGAAGTCAAAGCAGGTAAACCGGTGAAACAAGCCGTCGCCATTGGTTACGCCGTAAAAAAAGAAGCGGCGAAAAAGAAAACAAAAGGAAAATCAAAATGAAATATAATCCAGCAACTAGCACCTCTAGTGAAGGTTTCAGTCGTGGCAAAACCGGTGAATGCGTTAACGAGTACACCGGAAAAGCTAATGATGGAGCACTAATTAACAAAGGTCGTGGCCCTACTGGCGGTGGTACATCTGTGCCAAATCGCGGTAAAGAAATGTACACAAGTACAGCTCAAGTACGTACACCAGGTGGTACTAAAGAGTTCCCAAAACGTGGCAAAGAATCATTTAACTTTGGTCGTGGCCCAACGAAAGGTAATCAATAATGACTGTTTATAACATTTCAGGTGCTACACTAACTATCGACGCCGATGGTGGCAGTGGTAACATCGCATTAGCAGATACAATCAACCCAGTTACTGGTGGTTCTGGTATTAATACCGTTCGTGTTATTAACTCTAGCAACGCAAACATTGCAACATTAAGTTACACACTAGACGATGTAACATACAGTTTCAATAACTTGGCAGGTACTCCAAGTGGTGCTGGTGCAAACGCACGTTTCAATGTTACAGTTGCTAGCACAGGTTATAGTGTAGAAATCGCTAATGCTGGTACCGGTTATGCTAACGCAGAAACAATCAAAATTCTAGGTACAAGTTTAGGTGGTACTACTACTGCTAATGACTTGACTATGACATTGACTGTTGGCACTGCCGGTAAAATCACTAGCGTTGCAGTAGCAGGTACTGCATTATGGCCACAAACAACAGATGCATCAGTTTCATTGTTACCAAGCAGTGAGAACTTCATTCAATTGACAACTCAACCAGCTCTTGGCGCTTATTTCTCAAGCACAAGCAACGGTGGCAACTTGTTAATCACACCAGTGACAATCGTATAAGGAAACAATATGTCAAGCAATCCACAAGGCGGAAAAGCCATCAATCAAAAGCGTGGTCCTACAACAGGTAATGCTGGTACTCCAAGCAAGCGTTCAGCATTTATGAACGAGAAATCAACTGTTAACAGCGAACGTGCTGTAATTGCAGACATGATTACATCAGCATTAGAAATGCGTGGTCGTGGTCAAGCAGGCTCTACTAACCCAGCATTAGAAGGTTTACATTCTAACACTGGTAAGTCAGCTAACCCAACTAGCAACGGCGCTAAATTGCCAAGCAAATATAAAAGACCCACAACTAAGGGTTAATTAAATATAGAGAGACACGTAGGGTGTCTCTCTATTTGTTTTGAAAGGAAAAGAAATGAAAAAACAAAAATCACAAGAAAATATCTGGGACACTCCAGAAGAAACATCTACTGTTGTTGAAACAACAGAAGTAGCAATTGCTAAACCAGCTAAAGCAAGCAAAGTTTCAATCGAGCCTTTATTCGATATCGAAGGTTTAATGACTGACTTTCCAACTGCAACTGAGTTAGAGCGTTTTGTCTATGACCAGAAAAACGTAGTTCTAAACTTAAAGGGTCGTGCCAACAAATTGAAATATCAAGTTGCGATGGACGTCCTAAATGGTCAAGAAGTCGATCCAATCTTCTTGGGATCAGATAACCCATACATCGACAAAACTGAATTGGTACCGGTTGATCCAATCAAGCCAACTCCAGCACGTGACAGTTCATTGCCACCACATTCAGAAATTCAAAACACATTCTATGTTCCTACGTTCCCTCATCCAGACGATGAAGCACGTGCAAAGGACATGAAGTGTCACATGATTTTCCGTAAGTACAAGTCTGGCGTTATCAGCTACGAAATCTTAGGTCCGTTGCAAGAACGTCCATATGGTGAAAAGATTGATAAGTTTGGTCGCACTCGTCCAGAAGTTATCAAGTGGTTCGATCCTCGCACTGGTGAACAAGTTGCTCAACGTGAAGATGGTACACTCACACCACAAGGCAAACGTCTACGTGCTACCATGCAGACATATCGTGTTAACAAAAGTAATCAATGGGATGTATGGGTCGACCGTGAATTCGTTACATTGAATGACACTGTAGCACACAATCCATGGGATATCAAATGAACTCACGTGACCAAGAAATAAAAAAAGCACAAGAGCAAGTTAAAGTTAGCGAAACATTGATTTTACAAAAGATTAATGCTAGCCATCGCATTGCTTTCAACGAGAAATTTCCTGGTCAGTTAGAACACATTTTACGCTTGTTAACTGAACGATTACAAATCGGACTAGACAAGCGTGATGGTGTTTTACTGGAAGATGCAAAGACATGGAAATTATCTACATCAGAACTAAAAGATTTAAGCAGAGCGATTGAAGCAATTTACTTTGTTCGCAAAGACCTAAAGGGTTGATATGATTGGTGAAGATATATTGATGGCTAGAGCTTTGCGCTGGTCAGTTGATAAGCACAATCTCACTGTTGACAGTCTTAAAACTATACCAGGTCCATTAAAAAATAAGTTAATGGACCTAAGTATCACTGTCGCTGATGACATGCGATACAATCAACTTAAATACTTTAGACCATTTGGGCATCAGCTAACATTTTTTAAAACAGGTACCAGTGAACGTAGAGGTATTCTGGCGGCTAACCGTATTGGTAAAACAGTTTCAACTTGTTTTGAAACTGCAATGCATTTAACTGGCAGATATCCAGATTGGTGGGAAGGTCATAGATTTAGTGGCCCTATCACAGCTATGGTCGCAGGTGAAGGTTGGTCACAGGTTGCTCTAGTTCTTCAAAATGAATTACTAGGTACACAAGATATTAAACTTCACGAGAATATCGGTACCGGTGCTATACCAAAAGAATGTATTATTGTTGACACCATGCGTAATGATGGAGCAAACTGTATTGGTTGCGAAATCAAGCACGTAAGTGGTGGCAAAAGTTACTTGTTATTTGCAAACTACACACAAGAAGTTCGCCAATTACAAGGTTTCAAGTTGAATCTTGCTGTGTTTGATGAACAACCGCCTGATGACTTTTTCTCGGAAATTGTAACACGTACGGCAACAACACAGGGCAAGGTCCTCTGTTCTTTCACGCCATTAAAAGGCTTAAACGGACTAGTAAGTAAGTTTTGGAACAGAGAAGAAGGCTATGAGTACATTCGTGTAAGTTGGGATGACGTACCTGAGTACGATCCATGGGGCTTACCATTCTTGTTGAATGAAACTCGTAGACAGTTAGAACGAGATTACTTGCCTCATGAACGTGAAGCACGTATTGCTGGTAAACCTGTTATGGGTAAAGGCGCAGTGTTTCAGTTGTCTAATTGGCCAACATACAAAACAGGTGAAATCGATTTCCAACGTATGCCTAATATTCAACGTGTTATCGCACTTGACTTGGGTTTGGTAAATGACAAAACTGTTGTTAGTTTGATGTATTGGGATCCATATGAAAGAACTGCATACTTGCATAAACAAATCGTAGTGCAAGGTGTCGAAGAAGCGGTACCAACACAATACATTAATCACTTATTAAGACCAGAAGTATTTGGTACGCCAATTGTATTGCCAGCAGATGCTAGTACAACTGGTCGATATACAATGAGTTCTAGTTCTATCAGAGAATTGTTTGAAAGTTACGAACTAAACGTATACGAAAAACCTATTATGAATCCTCCTGATAGTCTTGGAAGAATTACTAACCATAAAAGCTACGGCATAAATCAAATGAGACAGATGTTAGAAGTTGGCAGTTTAATGGTCAATGAAAACTGCACTCATTTTCTAAGTGAAGCGCAAAACTATTATGTAGACGTTCAAGGTCGATTCAGTGACCCAGACGACTGCATTGATAGTTGCAGATATGCATTATTGGCTTGTTTGCAAGGCATATGTGAGCCATGGGATAATAGAACCCCTGCTCAACGAATGGCGGCACAACGAGACAGATATATAACAAGAGATGAAAGTAATAAACCAGCATGGAAAAAGAGCTATTCCCCGACTTAAAAGAGAGTAAATATTTGGTTACTGTAGGAGAAAATCCACCGGTCATTATGTGTGAGAAACACGCACAGATGTTTGAAAAGATAATGATGACCGCGGATATCCCATGCACAATCTATGAATTAGACGAAGAAGACAGTGACAGAAAATGTCATGCGTGTAGCATGTTGCCGGACATTATCGACAATATGCCACGAATCATACTGCCAAATTGAGCCTTTTTAAAAAGACTAAATAGTAGATAATTAAGGTAAACCCAAGACTATGCTAGATATCAAAAATATCCCCGTTGAGTTCATCAACCAAAATAGAAAAATTAACGCAAATTTCGTTCGTATGAAGAACTTGATGGATGTCAAAATGGCATCGTATTTGCGTTACCTAGGAACAAAGAATGCTGTTAACCGTGCTTCTGATTATCATTATCTCTGCCTTGCTGTTACTGATAGTACAGCGCCTGTAAACGGCATTGATTACATTCACCCAAGTGTAAAACCTGTTGTAGATTATGCTACCGCAGTTATTGCTAAAGGCTTGATGCCAAATGGCGAAATCAATTTTGAGTTTGTAGCAGATACAGAAGATGATGAAGTTGCGGCACGACAAGCTACTGACATGGTTAGTGCTGTTGTCAATCAGATGAATGATCCACACTTTATCCTAGAGCGTTGGATCATGGACGCAAACATGCACAAAAACGGCATGATGATGATTAAGCCTGTCAGAGAACAGATTACTCGTTATATCGAAACACAAGGCACATTGGATCAATTACGTGCTTTTGAACAACAAGCGGCAGATAGTGGCCTAACAACATTACGTCAAGGTAAGCGTAGAGTAAATGTTGACATGGCAAAAGTAGTTGCTGAAGTACAGCAATTGTTAGGTGAGCAACAAGCTATGTTTGCTCAAGGCATGCTTGACAAGCACATGGAAAACATGAGCATGGAAGTTGATGAACAATCAGATCCAGAATCTATGTTTGCAGAACGTGCTGAAATGTTTGCTGGCAATATGGACGAACAAGAAGCCATTTTGCAAGATGCAATCAACAGAAACACAATTTATTCAGCCAAGTACAAATTGACTGGATATAACATTAACATCAAATTCGTACCTATTGCCCAACACTATTGGATTTGTGATCCTACTGTTCCTGAAATGAAGGATCAGCCTTTCTGCGGTTACTATGATCCAATGACTATTCAAGAAGCATGTGAATTGTATCCAGGTATTGATTTGGAACAGT